GCTAAGGCTGGAACGTACATTTAGGCGAGAAGTCGCCAGCGTACACGGCCAAGTCCTGCGTGGTTTTGCTACCAGCGTTTCTGCGACAGGCAACCCACCGAGGATAGACAGATATCGGGATAGCTGGCGCGGTGCTCTCCTTAAGCATTATGAGCGTGTTCAAGGCGTATTCTCTGGCACCGTGAAGGCATTTGCCCCTACTATACTTAGGAAGCAGGCGGAAGACGACGACGGAGCGCAGGAGTTGCTTGCGCTTGCACTGCTTGAGTACAGGGAATCGCGGTCCGCAGATCAGGCAGAGATAATCTCGCAGACAGATGAGCGTCAGATGGTTGAGGCAATTGCCGAGGCCCGAGCGATGCAGATTGAAGAAGGCGGGGCGACTGATAACCGGACCATAGCGGCTGTAGCGGCGACGTTGCTTAGGCGTAAGTTCAAGGCCCGCGCGGAGAGTATCGCGACATATGAGACGCAATCTGCTGCTGAGTCAACTAAAATGGCGGAGGCTCAAGTTACGTCAGGGCGCGCACCGTCAATAGGCGGAGAAGTTACGCGGAGGCCAGAAAGGCGCATCACTCCAGCAACAAAGACGTGGCAAACGATGGGCGATAACCGAGTTAGGGCTAGTCACCGCGCGGTTAATGGGCAGACGGTACCAATTGACCAGCCGTTTCAGGTCGGCACAAGCATGCTTATGTATCCGGCTGATTCGTCTCTTGGAGCGGATGCCAAGGAAATCGTTAATTGTAGGTGTAGTGCCCGTTATAGATTTGGGGGTTAGCAATGGCCTTGACAGATAAACAAAGAACTCCGCCCAAGAGCGCGCAGAACAACGCAAAGAAGGCTTTGCGGTGGAGAAAAGAGCACCCAAAGGAAACCGAGGGCGCTGGAACTCGCGTTGGTTGGACCCGAGCAAGGCAACTTGCCGATGGTGGGCCGCTAAGCGAAGACGTAATAAAACGAATGGCTCAATTCAACCGCCACCGACAGAATGCAGAAGTAGACCCAAAGTACAAGGATGAGCCTTGGCGAGATAAAGGGTATCTCATGTGGATGGCGTGGGGTGGAACCACGGGCATCGATTGGGCAATAATGCGTGCAGAAATGATGGGCGATAAAATATCAGGAGTAGATATGAACACCAAAAAGATGGTTGTCCCATTTGCCGTTAAGCAGATAGACGAGGACGACGATTTTTACACTTTCGAGGGATATGGCTCGACGTTTGACAATGTGGACCTTGGCGACGACCGCGTAATGCGCGGCGCGTTCAAGGAATCCATTCGTGAGTGCATGGAGTCGGGAAAGATGCCGCCTGTACTCTGGCAACATGACATGCATATGCCCCTCGGGAAGTACATCGAAATGCGCGAGGACGAACGCGGTCTCTACGTCAAGGGCCGTATGCCTAAGGCCGACGACTTTGTGCGCGGCCGAGTTTACCCGCAGATGAAGGCCGGGAGCGTTGGCGCAATGTCCATCGGGTATCGTGCCGATGAGTGGGAAATTGAGGACGGTATTCGCAACCTCAAGAAGCTGAAACTGTTTGAGATTAGCCTAGTCACCATGCCGATGAACCCTCAAGCTGAGGTAACAGGCATCAAGGCCGTGGTCCCGTTCCAAGACCTTCCGCTTGCCGAGGTTGACCACGAGTGGGACTCCGACGCCGCAATGCCGAGAGTACGAGAGCTTCTCGACAGCGAGGACGAGCCGTCTAGCCGCTACCGCCGTGCGTTCCTCTGGTACGACCGTGAAAACGCCGATGAGTTTGGCGCATACAAACTCCCCATTGCAGACGTTATTGACGGTCGTCTTGTCGCCGTTCCTCGCGCAATCTTTGCCGCCGCCGCCGCAGTGCAGGGCGCGCGCGGTGGGGTTGACATTCCTGAGTCCGACATGGGCGGCGTGCGGAGGAATATCGAACGATACTATGACAAGATGGACCGAGAAAGCCCCTTCGACGGCAAGAGTCTTATCATTGACGCCGACATGCTTAAGTGCTTGTCTGAACGTCAGATTGACAGAGTGTTACGTAGTGGGGTAAGAATGACACGGAAGGCAACAAAGAATTTTATTGCGTGTCTCGACGCGAAAAGTTTGCGGGATGCAGACGGATGCGGCGCGCGGGAGGCGAAAAGCGACACGCTTGATTGGGCCGAGGTTATGGAATCTCTCAACGAAATCAAAACAAATTTGGAGGACTAACAATGTCCGATCAGGCAACGACTCCGCAGGAAGTCATGGAGGCCGTAAACGGCTTGCGTGAGAAGATGGAGAAGGCGGGGACTAACAGCCCCGAGTTCAAGGAAATGCAGGGCAAGGTTGAAGACGCCCTCAAGCAGTTCGACGAACTCAACCAGAAAGCTGTTTCCGAAATGGAAATGGCTAAGAAGGCGTCCGAAGAGGCCAACGAGCGCGCAAAGGCGATGGAGCAGGAGCTTCTGGCCTTTGGCAAGTCTGGCGGCAAGAAGGGCGACTACAAGAACACCCCTGAGTACAAGGCTCTCCAGCTTTACGCCCAGAAGGGTGAAGCGCGCATGGATTCCGAGAGCAAGGCTCTCCTGCGTTCCGACGACAACGCTGACGGTGGTTACATGGTCATGCCCGAAATGGACAACATGATCATCAAGAACATCACCGAAATCAGCCCCGTTCGTAGCGTCGCCCGTGTGCGTACTGTCGGCAAAAAGACGCTGACCATTCCTACTCGCAAGACCATTCCCACCGCGACCTATGAGGGTGAAGCGGCTTCCGGTGACGATTCTCAGTCCACCTACGGCTCTGAAAGCCTGACCTGCTATCGACTGACCACCACCGTACCGTTCACCATGGACTTGCTCATGGATTCCAGCTTTGACCTTGAGTCGAACATCATGCAGGACGTCTCTGAGGCGTTTGCGTTCACCGAGGGAAACAAGTTCGTTCTCGGCACTGGCGCGAAACAGCCCGAAGGGTTCCTGTCTGCCGCTGCTGGTATCCCGACCAAGGAAACTGCTGCGAATACGACCATCGATGGCGACGACCTCATCAAGCTGACTGGCGAACTCAAGGTGGGATACATGCCCATGTTCGCCTTCAACCGACGCTCCTTGGCTTTCTTCCGCACTCTCAAGGGTAACGACGGCCAGTTCATCTGGCAGCCCAATCTTGCTGAAGGCGCACCTAGCACCCTCGCTGGAGAGCGATACGTCCTCTTTGAGGATATGCCCAACATCTTCGACCCCGAAACAGGCAATTTCATCACCGGGAATAAGCCTGTTGTGTACGCCGATTTCACCCGCGGCTACACCATCACCGACCGCACCGGAATGGAGATGATTCGCGACCCGTACAGCCAGAAGCGGAACAACATCATCGAACTGACATTCCATAAGTACAATCACGGGCAGGTTGTGCTTAAGGAAGCCTTTGTGGCCCTCGAAAACAAGGCCTAAGGAGAGAACGAAATGAACGTTTTTGATTTGTACCATGACTGCAAGGTTGAAGCCGCGCTTACCTCGCAGACCATTGCGACCGAGACCAACACCGACGGCGAAATCATCGATACCGCTGGTTTTGAAGCACTGACCTTTGCGTTCCTGTCCGGCACCATCACTGACGGAGATTACGAAGTTCAGCTTTTCCACGGCGACGAGTCTGACCTTTCTGACGCAACCGCCGTTGACGCTGATGAGGTGCTTGGCTCCGTCGTGTACGCCCTCGCGGAGGACGAGACCGCCAAGCGCATTGGATACATCGGCAAAAAGCGATACGTCCGTCCCCGCGTTGTGTCCACCAACACTACCAGCGGCGGCCTGTTTGCGGCTATTGCTCTCTTGAGCACCGCGCACCATGGCCCCGTTGACAACCAGTAGCGAAACAGGGGCTTCGGCCCCTGTCTGCCCGTCGTGGTTGGCGGGTACTGATGAGCAGCCAAACGGAGTTATCATGCGGGTTAAGTTTATCAAAAACGGATTATACGGCCTCGACGGTCACAACGTTATCAGGTGCGAAGAGGGCGCGGAGAGAGAGTGCACCCACAGCCACGCCGCCCAGCTTATCGCAGCTGGGTTTGCCGTGAATTGTGCGCGCGAGGTTGCCGCAGTAGACGAAAAACCTCGTCCTGAACCGCAACCTAGCGTTGAACGAGAAGTGGAGAGCGTTATCAGACGCAAGCGCGGGTGGTGGACGGTTAAGTTTTCCGACGGTGAGGAATCCAAAGTTCGCGGCGCAAGTGATGAGCAAGAGGCCGTTGAAATGGCACTCGCAGAGGATAAGTAATGTACAGGACCGAGGTTCTGACCACACCAGCAAGCGCGCCTGTATCTCTCGAAGAGGCTAAGCTGTTCCTGCGTATCACCAGTACGGCAGAAGATGCGCTTATCTCGGCTTACATCGAGGCGGCTACGTCACAGCTTGAAACCTATACACGCAGGACGTTTGTCACAACTGAGTTTCGTGGCGAGTATGATGCTGTGCAGGTTAGCGGGCAAGAGGCGCATCCTTTTGTGACGCTTTATCGGTCCCCTGTCGCATCGATCGAATCTGTACAGGTCTCAAACAACGGCGTGTACTATGACGCCGATTATCAGCTTAAGCTACAGGCCGGATTTTCGCGAGTGCTCATCGGCGACAGCGCAACCAGTGTGCTTGATAGTTCGCCTTTCCCTCTCCGTGTTGATTACACGGCGGGGTACGGCGGGCCTGATGATGTTCCTCAGGCCATCAAAACCGCAATCTTGATGTGTGTGAACCATCTGTACAGCAATCGCGGAGACTGCACGCCTGAATGCAACGCAGGTATGATGCCAAACGAGATTAAGGCTCT